TGCATGTGAACTTAGATACGATGATTCGGCTAAATTTAAAACAGCATCATACGGAACTCTTCAGAATAACGGTAATTTCAGACTTCCTGATGGTACAACCGCTGATGCTGGTTGGGGGCGAATACAATTTGGATCTGGTCAAGATCTACAAATCTTTCACGATGGAACAGACTCCAGAATAGATAATTCAACTGGTGCTTTAATACTAAGAGTAGCTGGAACAGAAAAAGCTATTGCGTGTGTACCTGATGGTCAAGTTGAGTTATATCATAATAACGTCAATAAATTTATGACGACATCAACGGGAGCGTACACGGCTGGTCAATTAGATATAAACAATTCCACTGCTAATGCTGTTGGTGATTTAGATGATCCAGCAGATTATGGCTTAGTCCTACGTGGATCTTCTACAACAGGAGAAGGTACAGGTATAGCTTTTGTTAATGATGATAAATCAGCAGTAGGTTCAGCTATTTGCCATATAGATAACGGATCTAACAATATAGGTCATTTAGCTTTCTATACATCAAAAACATCTAATACGCCTGTTGAGAATATACGTATTACTCAAGAGGGATTCTTAAAAGCTAAGGGAGACTATTCTGCTTATATCTCTGACACTGATAATTCGCATGAATTTAATGGTGATACTTCTGGTTACACAACAATGAAAGTAAGAGCTGGATCATCAAATGGAAATGGTATACAGTGTCTTGTAAATTCTGATGATACTGGTAACTATTATTTCGGTGGTAGATCTATGTCTGCCGATAGTGCTAGAATGTATATATGGTCTAATGGGGATGTAGATAATAATAATAATAGTTATAGCGGAATGTCAGATATTAAATTAAAAGAAAATATAGTTGATGCTAGTTCTCAATGGAATGACATAAAAAATCTTAAAGTTAGAAAATTTAATTTTAAAGATAATCCTAGTAAACCTATGATAGGTCTTATAGCTCAGGAAGCTGAGACAGTTTCACCGGGGCTTGTGGATTCTCATCCAGATACAGATGCAGCTGGTGCTGATTTAGGTACAACTACAAAAAGTGTTAAATACTCAATTCTTTATATGAAAGCTATCAAGGCACTTCAAGAAGCTATAACTAAAATAGAAACCTTAGAAACTAAAGTCGCAGCACTGGAGGCAGGATGAGTGAATTAAAATTACCCGCTGCTTCAGGCGGAGGATCGATCTCGATTAAGGGACCATCTTCATCAGGAAGTGATGTTGACTTATTAGATACAAGTGGAAATTTAAAATTATTAGATGGCCAAGAAATAAGATTTGGAACAGATAATGATTTAGCACTGAGCCATGATGGAAGTAATTCTTATTTGATTAACAAAACTGGTTCTTTCCATCTATATCCTAAAGCAGGTGAAGCTGGCTTAGTTTCTGTACCAGATGGGACAACAAAAATATACTATGATGGTAGTAAGAAGTTAGAAACAAAATCAACAGGTATTGGTATAACTTCTGGTCAAAGAGAATGTAATTTAACCTTACAGAATGATGCTCTTACATGGAAAATTGTTAACTATGACTATGGTAATAATGGTACAGACCATTTAGGTTTTCACGATGGAACTTCTGATCGTTTAATTATTCACGATACTGGAGATGGTATCTCTTTTAATGGGGATACGGCGGCTGCTAATTGTCTTGGAGATTATGAAGAAGGAACTTACAACCCTACTTGGTCTGGAATTACTAATTATACCAGCGGTTATAATACTTGGCACTACACAAAGATAGGTAGATTAGTGAATATAGTTGGTCAATTACGCTGTAAAACTACACAAAATGATGGGACAGATGTTTCATTTACATTACCTTTTACTCCTGCAGCTCAAACTAATGCTGGAAATACAGGGAATTTTTCTATAGGTCCAACTATGCATTATAACGTTGAAACAGGATCTAATGGTCTAGTTACTTATGCATATGGTGGTAATGCTTATGGGTACTTCTACAATAACCAAGAAGATAGTTCTTGGTGGATAATGGAAAGTCAGCATATTGCGTTTGATGAAAGTATCTATGTAAACTTTACTTATATAACGTAATGAGTAAATTAATAGCAAACACAATCCGTCATACAGGTGGATCGGCTGACAATATTACTCTTGATAATTCTCAGAACGTCACTGTAGAAGGGAACGCAACAGTTGATGGAACGTCAACACTTACAGGCAATGTTACTTGTAGCGGACAGCTAAAAACTGATGCTATAAGACACACAGGCGCATCAAGTGATGCGATTACGTTGGCTAGTGATGGTACAGCGATAGCAAATTTATCCACTCATAGTAGATATAATTTAATAGATAATGGAGAGTTTGCCGTTAATCAAAGAGGTAATTCAACAGGATCTTATGGATGGTGTGGAGATAGGTTTCAAAATAGAACTGGTTCAAGTACAGTTATAACTCAAACAACAACTGTACCTGCTGGTTTTAGTTCAGCAATGCAGTTAGCACCTAGTTCAGGAACAGCAACTCTTCAATGGAATACTTTATTAGAAGTAGGTAACAACGTAACTGGAACTAATATTGGAAATTACTATTCAGCTAACTCTAAATGGACTATTAGTATATGGGCAACAGTAGCAGTCAGTGTAAAAGTTAATTTTTGTACTGACTGGGGATCTGGTGATGCTCAAGAAATACAAGCTAATACAGCTATGACATCAACAGGAGATACTAGCAATGGTTTTACTAGATATAAACTTACTTTTGATGTAGCTTCTGTTACTCCTCACGCAAATAATAAAGGTCTTCAAATACATTTTTCAACTTCAAGTGCTGCTTCAGAAGTTAAATTTACAGGCGCACAGCTTGAAGAAGGTGAAGTAGCTGGACCCTTTAATCATTTATCCTATTCGGAATATTTAACTAGATGTCAACGTTATTATGAAAACAGTTATAACGATGAAGCACCGGGAACAAATACAAGTAATGGCGGCTTTCAGATGCCCGCCTTCTCAGATAATGCAAATAATACATTTTTCCATGGATCATTTGTAACATCAAAACGACATGTACCGACAATGACTTACTATCGAGATTCTGGAACAAGTGGACAAATTACTTATTACAGAGATGGTGTTAACACAACAGGTGCAAGTGTTAGTAACCATAGAGGTAGTAGATACGGTTTTAATGGTTATATAAATTGTGGTGCTGCATGGACTAGCTCTATTATTATTGGGCATTGGGTCGCTGATTCAGAGCTTTAATTATGAGTTATAAACATCAAAAAAACCTACAAGGTAATACTGGGGAGACGATCCTTAGAAAAGCAGATAATGCTTTAATTCCTATGGTTGTAGGTAATAGAGATTACGATGAATACCTAGAATGGGCAAAAACAAACACAGCGGAGGCAGCTGACTAGACCGTAGCTAAGTCTTTAAACTAAGCCATAAACCTGTTTCGTTCGGAGAACGTCCCTAATGGCAATCACAAAAACACTAGAGAACGACAAAATAGAGATCGTTGCAAAATGGAATGTTCAAGTTCGGACTGCGACGGTGATTAAAGAAGATGGTGTTGAACTTACCCGTTCGTTTCACCGAAAAGTATTAGTGCCAGGAACACTTGATGCAAGTGATGATTTAGTAGAAACAGATATCAGTGGAGAGGATGCTGATGTTCAGGCTATTTGCAACGCAGCATGGACAACTCAAGTAAAATCAGATTACAAAGCTTTTCTTATTGCAAATAAAGGAAACACACCTACATAGGAGGGATGAATGGCATTAACTCAAGTCACAACAAACGCAATAGCTGATGATGCTGTTACTACTGACAAATTAGCTAATGCTATAAACACGGCGAGGGATGCCAATACAGCGAAAGCCACCAACGCTACGCACTCAGGAGAAGTAACAGGTAGTGGGGCGTTAACTATTACTGACGATACGGTAGATGAAGCAAATTTAAAGATAAGTAATGCAGGATCTAATGGGCAATTTCTACAAAAACAATCAGGAAATACAGGGGGCCTTACATGGGCTTCAGTTTCAACTACTGATTCGACAAAAATGCCACTAGCAGGTGGCACGTTCACTGGTGATGTAACATTTGATAACCAGAGTACTGGTGGTAGAGATATTATTTGGGATGAATCAGATGATGCTTTAGAGTTCCTAGATAATACTAAAGCTACATTTGGTAATGATGGAGATCTAAAAATCTACCATAACGGTACAGATAATTATATCATGCCTTCAAATGGTAAGCTCATTATTAATAATGGTTCAGATACTCTTGCTCAATTTATTAGCGATGGAGCTGTTGAACTCTACTATGATAATTCAAAGAAATTAGCCACTAGCACAGATGGCATTGTTATTTCAAATGGTAGTTTATATTTATCTGATTACAGTAGTGGTGATGGTTATATTGGACTTGGAGATAGTCAAGATTTACAATTATGGCATGATGGAAGTAACTCCTACATAAAAAATTACGCAGGTGATTTATATATAACAGCTAATTCTAGTGCTGATGATGTATATTTAGTTACAGGAAGTGAAATCAGAATCTTAACTGATAACTCTAATGAATCTTCTATTATTTGTACTTCAAATGCTGGTGTAGAGCTGTTCTATGATGGCTCAAAGAAATTATGGACTCGTAGTGATGGGATAGAGGTGACTGGAAAAGGGGTTTTTAGTAATCATATATATCTGCCAGATGATGTGAAATTAATAATGGGTGATAATCCAGATTTAGAGATTAAACATGAGAGTAATTTATCAACTATTAAAAATACCCATGCTAATGGGTTAGCAATAAGAAGCGATATAGTGATGCTTCAAAATGCTGCTGGGGATCACGATTATCTAACTACTGTTAATGAAGAAGGGGTAAGTTTATATTACGATAATAATTTACGTTTCAAAACTAATTCCGGTGGCTGTCAGTTAAGAGGCACTATTAATTATGTCGAGACTTTATTAAGACCTTGGACCGCTACAGGTGTTGACTTAGGTACTTCTGATGATCGTTTCCAAAATCTTTATTTACATGGAAATCTTTACCTAGGTGGTACTGGTAGTAGCAATGCGATGGACGATTATGAAGAAGGTGATTGGACTCCAGATTTAGGCAACATGGTTGCTTTATCATTTAATAATAGAACAGGTAAATATACAAAAGTAGGTAGATTTGTTTATGCTTCTTGTTATATGAATATTGCCAGTAGAACAGGTGGAGGTGGGCATCTCCTCTTAACTGGTTTGCCTTTTACATCTCATAATACAAATGCATCAGGTAATGGCTTTATTGGCTATAGTGCTGGACTTACTGGTGATACATATGACGTACCAACTATATATATAGGTAGTAATGCAACACAGGCATATTTTTATAAAGGTAATGGTTCTACTTTTGCGAGTCAAGATATAGATTTTTCATCTGGTTCTATGCATATCACATTTGTTTACGAGTCAGCATAGTGTAATAGAATAGAAAATAAGTTTATATTAAAAAATGTCTGAAATTCTCGATAAGCTTGTTGCGGATTACGATCAGAAGATCCAACAAGAGAAAGACCGCCTACAACAATTAGAACAGGCAAAAGCTACTACTATTAGAAATATAGATCGCTTAGAAGGCGCAAAGATTGGTGTTGTAGAAGCACAAGGTCAAATGCTATCTACTGCTGGTCAAGCTGCTGAATGTGAAATGCCCCAACAAGATACAGAGGCGCAAGAGTAGCTCCCAAAGCACAGCCCATGATTATAATTGGGGTAAGTGCCTTCAAAAAGGCATCTCTCCAAATATCTTTCATGTTTGAAAAAATTCTTAAAGTCCTTACTATCCTAAACTTTCTAGGGATAGTTGCTGTCTTTGGCGGTGGTTATTTTGGACTTCAATATGTTAAAAGCCCTCAGTTCCAAAACAAGATCAAGAATCAATTGATGGGCGAGCTTAAAGGTGCTATGCCTGGAGCAATTCGCAAGCAAATGCCTGCAATAACAGGCCCAGCGGCTCCTTTAAGGATTCCTTCTTTTAGATGAATCCACTTGATCTAATAGGTTCTCTTTTTGTGTATAAATCTCCAGAACCCTTAGATGGCTACCGTCGTTTCTTGAGATACAAGACAAGCAAGGAACTGCAAAAGATCGCGGGTACGTCTAGTCATTACAGTAAAACCATCTTAATCAATATGATTATTGATGGACATCGTTGAAGTCGAAATACAAGAGGTCTTTATACCTGAAATATTAGAAATCCCTGCGCCCATTGTTGTGCCGCCAGCAATTCATGTTGAGCAGGGCTTTCCAATTATTGATATGCCCTGTGCTGAAGCTAGGGAAATTCAAACAGGTGGGAAAGATCATTTTACTAATGACCCTGATGGAAATACCGTTTTATGCGATCATTCATCCCCTTGGTTTTTTGCTCCTGATTACTCTCCAGATGCAAAGATAATCAAAGCAGGAGAGACGAAGACAGCAGAACAACCTGAGCAGAAGCAAGAAAATTCAACTCCACAAACAGAAGTGCCAAAGGTTCCTCCTACTAATGATGAACCTGTCGAGATTGAATGTCCTGCAAAAGATCAAGCGTACAGATTAGGGGATATAAAAAACTCAGAAGCTAGGGAAAAAGTTATTGCGTTTGAGGTTGTTGATGGTAAATGTCTTGAGGTTTGGGGACCGACATCGATAGCTGATAAATATCTCCCAAGCCCTTCGGTTGCAGCCACAACTTTTGGAATAACAATCGTAGCAACATCAGCGGCCACTCTTACGCCTTGGGCTACCAAGCTCCTCAAGCCCGTGTTTAAGCAATTAATAACAAGAGTAAAAAAGTTATTAGGTAAGAAGCCAGCAAAGTTAACCCGATCAGAAATTATTGCGAATCGTTACCGTCAGAAGAAGGATTTGCCACCGTTGAAGAAATAGGATGTTGATGATCGATTAACGTATTCGGAGCACTTACCAACTCCACATCGTCACATAATATTGCGTACTTAGTTCCAGGCTTGAACCGATAGCCCTTACTCATAAGTTCACCGCATGTCTTCAGCCGTCCTAATTCGACGGCTATTTTTTGGTCATTTAACTTAGCTAAAATTAAATCTGATTGTCTTTTTTGTGCTTGCCTGCATGTGTTAACAGATTTTCTATCTAGTTGAATATTCCAACTCACACTAATGCCAGGTGAAATTGAATAATTATCTTTTTGTGCCGTTCTGACCGTCCTATAGCCAATGACTTGTCCTGGGTTATCTGGATCACCATCACCGACTTGATTGCCTGATGCATCTGTTGTTCCTTGTATATCTCTTGTTGAATAAATTGGCTCAAGGTAACTATCTTGATATGGCCTAGTCGCGCTAAAGCCTGTAGTCAAAAAAGGTTGAATAACCAAGGTGTCGCCTTGACATACGACCGTATTTAATCCGACTTGGTTCTGAAATTGACGGGTTGGCATGTTCATGACGCCAACATTTTGGACGCTCCCAGAGGAGTTTGCGATCGGGTTAGCCGTGGATGTAGTTGTATTACCTAGTGCAGGTGATTGCAAGCCTAAGCTAATACATAGCAAAGGTAATATCCTTTTCACTGGGTAAACGTACTTGTTGATTCTGTTACAGATTGAATATTAATAGTCCTATCTATTTCGACAAAAGAGTTCAAACCTGGCCCCATATAACTTTCATGGAATTGTGTATTAGCCCCTGAAACTGATTGCTTCCATTGTGGTTTATTATTTAGATCTATACCTGTTGTTGTTGAAGTAATCCCATTAATAGTTGTCGGAGTTCCATTTACAGCAGGCGGTGAAATCACACCGCCGTTTAAAGGCTCAATATTAGAGCCGCCTGTTGTGTATTGATAGCCCGTTGAATAGGAATAAGACCGAATAATTTCCCGCGTTTCGCTAGAACTGGTGGTACGACTAATGCTATTTCCAGCAGAAAAATTTGGGATTACAGGAATAGCAAAGCAAGGACTTGGCAGTAATACCAATAGTATTAATACCTTTTTCATTTAATCAACTTGCAAGCTACTTGTCACTGAACCCGTGACGCTTGTTCCTGATGACCCTGGAGTCAAGGTAACAGTTCCACCGCCAACGGTTGTGATTCCTACGCCCATTGTTGTTCTATTACCGCCGCTATAAGTAACAGTAGAACCGAGACTAGGGAGGGTAGCCGTTGCCCCTGTAGTAGCTGAGACTGCTGTTGCGCTGGTTATATTATCGCCCATAAAGAACGATTCTGTTAGAGAAGTAGCCCCGCCAGCTGTGGTCTGGGTGTAAGCAGTGGTTCCCATCGTTGCTGCAACCCCAGTCAGATCACCGTTGTTGTCAGAGGCGGGTGCTGTTAGCTTCCCTAGCGTTGCAGCTGTCACCCCTGACGAACTCATCGAATACGTTGACCCTAGGCGGGTTGCATTTGAATAGCTGCCGTCTACAATCCCCTGTGCTGAGGTTGTGATTTTATGGATATACCCCGCCTGCGCAGGAGAGAGCGCAAAACAGAAAAGAAAGGGAATTAGTTTCTTCATTGAAGCTTTCCGTCAGGTCCAATAGGTCTTTGAGTGATGGGGTCGGTTTTGACAACCTCAGCCCCTTCTATCTTAAGGGGTGTAATGACCCGAATGGTCTGATACTGTTGAGAGTTTGAAAGTTCGGTTAAAGCTTTTTTTAGTTCGTCAATTTCTCTTTTAGCAGAAGCATTATTCTTTTCCTCTTTCTTCTTGCCTGCGTTAGCAACAGTCACCCCGAGCGATCCGAGCAGGCCGCCGAGGACTCCAGCCGCGTATGTTGCATCTATTCTCTGATCCGCAACCCACCATTTACTTTCGGGTAATTTGATATACGCTAAAGAAATTATTGTGATACACCATGCGATTAATACAGTCTTTATCCCAGTCGTCAGATAAAAAAGAACCATTTCTTGATATGCGGGCATATCGTCTGGGTCTTCTTTTGTTACTTTCTCTTTCTCTTTTTTGGGTGGCACTATTTTTTCAGGCGGCTTAGTTTCTGGCATAAAATGATTGCAATACGCTACTAATCTAAATGAATGAGATCATCGCCGCAATTGTTGGAGCGTGTTTCTCTATGGCCTTAATGACAATTAGCAACATTAGTAATAGAAAACAGAAAGATAC